AACATGAACCAAGTAACAGAAAAAAAGAATGGTGCACTAGCTACGTTTGATATGGAAGCTGATGCACAACAAGGAGCCCAGAATATATCGCAAGAAGATCTTGCGTTACCATTCTTAAAAATTTTGGGACAGCTATCTCCAGAGGTAAATAAAAGAGATGGTAAATACGTCGAAGGCGCAGAGCCAGGCAAAATCATAAATACTGTCACCAACGCATTGTACGATTCAATTAATGTTGTACCATGTTACTACAAAAGACAGTACATAGAATGGCAAGATAGAGGCACATCAACAGGTGCTCCTGTAGCGATACACGATGCAAATAGTGATATCATCAGCCAAACAACTAGAGGTAAAGATTATAAGGATAGATTACCTAATGGTAATTATCTTGATAACACCGCTAGTCATTTTGTACTTGTAGTGGGTGATAACCCAGAGACAGCATTGATATCTATGAAATCTACTCAATTAAAAGTTAGTAGAAAATGGAACTCGATGATGATGGGTTTAAAGATGCAGGGTAAAAATGGTTTGTTTACTCCGCCAACTTACAGCCACATTTATAAACTATCAACCGTTCAGATGTCTAACGACAAAGGAACATGGTTTGGTTGGGATGTAGCAAAGGTGGGACCAGTCACAGATAAAGGTATCTATGAAATGGCAAAATCTTTTGCAGATTCTGTAGGTAAAGGTGAGATAGAAGCAAAACCTGAAACACAAGAGCAAACTAAAAAATCTTTAAATTTATAAGATCCTAGGTAGTGGGCGTCTAAGCGAGAGTGGATACGCCCACTTTTAATTTATGAATGAAAAGATAATCAAAGCACCGGTTACGTATGAAGATTGGATAGATCTGGGACGGGTGATCATACCCTGCGATACAAAGCAGGCTGTGGTCGAGAAATGGTCCGATCCAGATTTTAAAATTACGAAAGAAGAGTGGAGAATAGAACACGCAACAAAACAGATAGGACTTAGATTAGATCAATATATAGATTTTGATATTGATAATCCTGTCGTAAAAAGATTTACAAGTGACCACATAAAGTCATGTGGTGCAATATTTGGTAGAAGAAACAATCCATCAAGTCATTATATTTGGTCTGGCACATCAGACTATAAAAAATTTGCATTACCAAAAGAATTAGAAAATTATTACAAAGACTATGGTCACGGCGCAACTCTTTGCGAGATAAGACATGGTGCAAACAAATATACACTAGTTCCAGAAACAAAATACCATACTACAAACGAAGTTGTAAAATGGGTTAAGTATGATGGAATAGACGAGTATCCAGGTAATTTAAAAGTTGATCTTGGTAAGATAGCTTTAGCTGCAGCTCTTTGTATTACGTACGCGGGTTCCGGACAGAGAGATGATTACTGCACTGCTATGGCAGGTGTATTATTAAAACACACAGAGTGGAATGTCGACGATATAGACGATTTTGTTTACAAGATTGCAGTGGCAGCAAAAGATGAAGAGGCAGAAAAAAGAAAAAGAAAAGGAACTACACACAAAAAAGCGAATAGAAAATTTGGTATGCCAAAACTTGCAGAGATTATTGGGTGCTCTACAAAAACAATCGCAACAATATTTAGTTGGATTGGTATACAAGAAGCTACAAGCGAAGAAGCAAAACAATCTATTGGGCAGATAATAGAATATGGTAGCAACAGATATTATGTAAAAATAAACGCTGTGGTGCAGGGAGAGGCTGTTGAAAAGACAATTATAGTAGATGGTCCCACACTTAGAAATAAAAAATTATTTTATGATGCTGTGATCAGTAAAGCATCTGTCTGGATACCAGAGATGAAAGCTGCAGACTTTGAAGAGATCATGCGTAGAAAGTATGAGGCGAGAGAAAAGTCAGATAAATATGTAGAAGAGGCAGAAGAAAATTTAAAATTTGTAAAACATTTCAAAAATTATATTTCAATAGAAAAAGCATATACAAACAAAAAAGAATTAGCATATTTTGGTTTACCACATTACAACATAAAGAGAAAATATTTGGAGTTTAATCTAGATAAATTTGAAGATTACTTACACAAACAAAGAATAAATTTAGACAGAGTAGATCTTGCAATGAAATGTCAGGACATATTGAAAGCAGAAAAAAAACATGGAAAGTATGGCACAAAATCTTGTGTTTTTTGGCGTATATGTGATCAAGAGGTGGATACAGAAGATTTAATAATAGAGGGTCAATACAAAGAGGTGACAGATGAGACAACCTAAATTCATATCAGGGCCACCGGGCACAGGTAAAACTTCTATGTTTATCACACAAAAATATACAGAGTTATTAAAAAAATATCCTCACAACAGAATAATAATATTATCACACACAAATGTTGCAGCTGATGAGATAAGAGATGAGATACTTAAACTACCAGAGATGCAGGGTGTTACAAAAAAATCTATGAAATATAATATCTGTACAATACATGCATATTGTAAAAGCAGATTGGTTGGACGTAAAGAGGTTTTTAGTTATGAGGATCACAAGAATCTATCCATGATAGATTCTTTATTTAATCTACAAAGAATAAACGAATCAGAGTTTAATGCAGATAAACATAAATTTTATAGATATCTTGCTGATGCACATGGCAAAGGCAACACGTTAAAAGAACATTGGAAGACATGTGATAAAGAAGTTTACAAACCATATAGTTTAAACTCTATCGAACAGATGCAGTTTCCATATGTGCAATACAAACATGACAATCACGTTTGTGACTACGCAGATATGATACAGGATTTTATAGACAAAGCTGTAGAGCCAGACATAGATGCGTTAATAGTTGACGAGGCACAGGATAGCAACGTGCCACAGAGAGAGGCTCTTGACAAGATGGCAACGAAAGCAAAAGAATATTATTTTGTTGGTGATGCGGACCAGACTATATTTGAGTTTGCAGGATCAGACGCGGACTACTATCACAGATTATCGAGAGATGCAGAACAATTAGATCAAGGACATAGATGTGGCAAGACAATAAACAATCTATGTAAAAGAATAATAAGACCTATATGGGATCACTATGGTTATGAGAGAACTTGGAAACCGACAGATGTGATAGGTAATCACTATCACTTACCTAGCTTGGATAAAAGATGTAGTGCCATGACTGCCTTGTTAGATAAAATAAAACATACTAATGAGACTTTTTTATTCACCTATCGCGGCACGCCGTCAGATTCATGGGTCAAAAAATTTTTCAAACAACAGGGCATAGAGTTTGCACATGTAGGCAACACGGCCCACGTACCAAAGAAAGAATTACGATGCCACAAACTATGGCCAGATTTCTGTAAAGGCACACCCATGCCACTGAAACAAATAAAAGATTTCTGGCAATACATGGGTAGCAAAGTGATAGTGCATGGCAGGGGTGAGGAGACTTTTGATGAGTGGGTGGATAGAGAATACACTATGGACTACATGATATATCACAAGTATTTAAAAGAAAACGCAGGTAAAGAAAGAGACTTTGCATTAATAAGAAAGAAGACAGATCCTGATAGATTAATCTACATTAGAAAGATTCTAAACAAGGGGTATGATGATGGAGATGTACGAGTAAAATATGCAAACATACATACCGTAAAAGGCCTGACGTTTGACAATGTTGTTGTTGATCTGACAGCAACAAGACAAGAGGATTACTTTACACAACTCAGATTAAAATATGTTGCATACAGCAGAGGCAAGTTTGATTGTTGGAGTGTGGCATCACAAGGTAAATACACGTTAGGAGTAAGATGAAAAAGAAAAATGTTTGGGACAAGCAGCACGGCGGAAGTCATTATCAAAAGTATGTCATACAGCCAAGTAAGTTTGTAGTTGAGAATAAGTTGTTATATCCTGAGGGTTGTGCTATAAAATATATCATACGTCATCAGGACAAGAATGGTAAGGAAGATTTATTGAAAGCAATACATTTTATAGAAATGATTATAGAGAGGGATTACAATGTGTAATACACCAGAGGATTTAGATCTTAGTGGAATAGATACAGTTGCGATAGATATCGAAACATATGATCCTAATCTTAAAACAAAAGGTTTAGGTGCGATACGCAAAGATGGTTTTATTTGTGGGATAGCTGTTGCAACAAAGAATGATCTTGCATACTTTCCACTACGCCACTCTGATACCGATATAGCTTTTGATAGAATAAATAAGATATGGGATATTCTTAACGAAAGAATATTTCAAAACGAAAAGATTACAAAAGTATTTCATAACGCTATGTATGATGTCTGTTGGATTAGAGCAGTGACAGGCATGATGATTAAAGGTAGAATAGTTGACACGATGATAGCCGCATCTGTTATTGATGAGAATAGATTTAAATATTCACTCGACGCACTATCAAAAGATTATCTTAACGAAGAAAAATATAAATACGATCTACAACAGAAAACATTAGAATGGTCTGGTGGTACAGTCAAGGACCCGATGACTAACATGCACAAACTTCCTGCATCTATTGTAAAAGAGTATGCAAAGCAAGATGTGAATCTAACTTACAAGTTATGGAAATTATTTAATAAAAAAATTGACGAAGTATTATACACTAAAGATGACGGAGAACAAAAAACTTGTAGACAAATATTTGAATTAGAAACAAAATTATTTTTATGTTTGGTTGACATGAAATTCAAAGGCGTTAGAATAGATGTCGCAAAAGCGATCCTGTTTGGAAGACATCTTAAGAAACGTAGAGACCAAATAATAAAAGCTATAGAAAGCATAACAACAATACACGTTGACATCTGGGCTGCAGCATCAATTAAAAAATTATTAGATCACCTTTGTATAAAAGATTACAAGGTCACACCAAAATCTAAGATGCCACAACTACCAAAAGATTATTTACGAAAACATAATAACAAATGTTTACGTATGATCGCAAAGGCAAGAGAGTATGACAAGGCGGTTAATACTTTCATAGACGGCTTACTAGAGTATGTGCACGAGGGTAGGATACATGCAGATATAAATCAGATAAGATCAGATACAGGTGGCACCGTCACCGGCAGGTTTAGTATGTCTAATCCTAACCTGCAACAGATACCGGCTAAGGGTTATATTGGCAGTAAGATGAGAGAATTATTTATACCAGAGGACGGTTGCCAATGGGGCAGCTTTGATTATTCACAGCAGGAACCACGTATTGTGGTGCACTATGCGATTAAATTAGGCCTACCAGGCACAGAGAACCTGCAAGAGGAATTTGACAAGGATGATGCCGATTTCCATCAAATCGTTGCTGACATGGCTAATATCTCCAGGAAACAGGCAAAAACAATCAACCTAGGTCTGTTCTATGGAATGGGTAAGATAAAATTACAGAGAGAGTTGGGTCTAGACCAGCGACAGGCAAAAGAATTATTTAATGAATACCATGGAAGAGTCCCCTTTGTACGTCAATTATCACAGGAATTAATTGCATTTGCAAAACAAAATAAATTATTATTTACATTACACGATAGATTCTGCAGGTTTGATAGATGGGAAACAACAAACAAAGAATGGAATCCCGAAACCAATAGATTTAACGAGGTGCCTTTGTATACAAAAGAGCAGGCTATGGAAGCATTTAAGGCAGAGATGCTAGATAAATACAAAGAGAATAAGATAGATGCAAACTACATGGATTATTTTGAGAGATACTACACGCCTGCGTTTACCTACAAGGCTTTGAATAGATTGATACAAGGATCAGCTGCGGATATGACAAAGAAGGCTATGGTAGATCTACATGAAAAAGGTATAATACCACATATACAAATACATGATGAGCTTTGTTTTTCAATCACGGACCATGAACCAGAGCTTATCAAAAATATAATGGAGCAAACGATACCTCTTGAGGTTAAGAATAAAGTTGACTTTGAATCTGGACCAAATTGGGGTACGATTAAATGAGGATAAATTATGGCATATTTAAACGCAAACATACCACCAGTTTATGCACAGATAAGAAGGGAGTATCTTTATGATCTTAAAAAACATAGGGGAGAAGTTGAAGACTGCATTATCTTCGGTATATCGGCTCTTACTGGAAGGAGTATACTATGGCATGCTATTATGGAAAACGGTGCAATATTTTATCGCCTACCAATTAGCGCGTTTATTCAAAAGGGATTTGAGCCATCCAGAGTGCCCACAAGACGACTTGATGAACTTCAGCTCTGGAATTGTTTTTCTTATTATCCTGCTGTCACTTCTTGGGACATTTTAGAATCACAGGCTGGCAAGTATATAGGAAAAGATAAGAAATGGCACTCAGGAAAATATTTATTTACTATTGACTTTGCACATCCAGAGGCTAACATACTCGACACTGATCATTCAGAGATTCCGCACGAACACAAGTGCGCTCACATTATTGCATTAGACGATGGCAATTTTGCAGCACAACCAAACAATAGATGTATATGGGACATACCTTCTTTCACTGTGAAAGATAATATTCCTGATTGGAAAGTGCAAACATCTGAATGGAATGTAGAAGATAGTAGAGCGTGGCGGACAGAAGATACCGACAAGTTCTTCTATGAAATAGAGGAGAAAAAAAATGATTAAAAGACTTTGGAAAAAAATTAAAATTTGGATTTTTGGAATAAAAGACTAATGATTGGGGGTTGTTATGGACTACAGGTTCACAGCAATACTTATAATTTTGTTATGTTTACTCGCGTTTTGTGTGAAACCATCACAACCGTTGAAAGTTAATTCAAAAGATTATATAATTCCATTACCAAAACCAAAACATGAGTAAGAAACCTTTAACAATATCTGAATCGGCTGCCGTGCAGATGCCTATGAAGACGGTTGCTAGCTTGATCGCGCTCGTTGCAATCGGCACCTGGGCTTATTTTGGTTTACACGAAACACTAAACAATCATGCCACAAAGATAGAATTAATGCAAAAGGACTTAGAACAAAACTCAGAGTTTAGAATTAAATATCCACGTGGAGAACTTGGCCAGTCAAGTGGAGAAGCTGAGCTCTTTATGTTAGTAGAACACTTGGCAGGTGTTTTAGAGGACATAGATGCAGAGGTGAAAAGTATGAGAAATAATGCAGTTAATATAGAATTTTTAAAAGATAGAACAGAAAAACTTACAGAAGACGTAGAAAAATTAATTAGAAATGGATCAGGAGCACACTAATGGTTGAAATGGTATTTGCTTTATTACTCTTACAAGACCACAAAATTATAGAACACCGTTACCACGAGTCGTTATCAAATTGTCTTAAGGCTAAGCGTTATGCTATGAAGGACAAAAGCACTAAGGATAGAGTTGTGTACAAGTGCATACAGTCTAAGGCAAACGTAGAAGTATACATGGGAGAAAAGAAAATTCTTTCGTTAATCCTTGACTAAAAAAACCAATAAACTTGCTAAAGAATTAAAAGATAGACGGTATCATCAACGTGTGGTAAAGAATAAGAAAGCTTATGACAGGAAAAAATTTCAAAATAACAGCAGAAATAGTTAATGGTATCTGTCCTACGTGTGAAGAATATACACCGTTGGTTGGATTAACAAAACAATTTTTTAGGTGTTTAACATGTGGTGCAGATTTAGAGCAACATGTAAATGGTAAGATAAGTTATATACCACATTTGCATAAACACACTCTTCAATCAAAACTAGAAGAATATTTTTATGGCGAAGAAAGCTAAAGGTTTGTACGCAAAAGTTGCGCACGAACCCATATTTCACAAAACAAGTATAGGTAGAAATCCAAGTTTACAAAAAATGAACAAAAACCGCCGGCGTAGTTTTAAAAAATACCGTGGACAAGGCCGTTGACAAAACAAAATAAATGACTATCCTATAGTTATGAAAGAAAAAACTATAACAATAAAAACAAACGAAATATCTCAACGACAATACTCAACACTGTTGTTAGAATTAAATATAATGAAACAACAATGGAGATCTTACGGTGTAGATATACAGCTGTCAGCTCCTAGTTTAAAAAAGATAATAGCTTTAGGTACAAGTA